AGACGCCGCCGCCCTTGGGCACGCGCTCGCCGAGTTCCACCACGCGCGGGCTCGAGGCCACGCCGTATTTCGGATCGACCTTGCGGGCAAATTTGTCGGACGACGCGCAGCTTGCAAGCGCAAACGCGGCAGCCGCGATGGCCGCTGCCCGCATCCTACGTTTCCCCCGAAACGACGGCATTCCGTCCCCAATGAACCTGTCAGGAGCCAAGGCTCCTCCCCGGATTCACCATAGCGTGACCCGCCCGCCACGCAAATGGGCAGAATGTTCCGTTGGTTAACGGGGGATGTGCGCACGGTATCTTATGACGGTACGACCGAGGGCGGATCGGCTTGCAATACCGCCGCCCTTCCCCCATTCAAGGGCGCGCGAGGAAGGGTGGCCGAGTGGTTTAAGGCAGCGGTCTTGAAAACCGCCGTGGGTGCAAGCTCACCGTGGGTTCGAATCCCACCCCTTCCGCCAGAAAATTCATGTTATCTATTTGATTTTACTTGTGTTTTTGAGATGGATAAAATCCCCTGCCCTGACATCTGCCCTGACTCGTTTTCAAGTGATGGGCACTACCGTGATTTCACCTAGTAGTGCCCCAATTTCCGCACCGGTAAGCCTGATCAGAACATCGTCGGAAAGACTTCTTTTGGCGAGTAGTGCTTTGGCAAGCGTGTCAACATTCGACCAGTTTTCTTTCACGATTGCTTTGGTGTGGCGCTTAGCCACGATCTTCAATCGCTGTTTGATCTTCTGATCTCCCTGCACTGCAGAAAGCAGCTTGGTTAGTTCGGCCCGGTCATCTTCAAGATGCCATGACTTTACGGATTTGGCGTCGTACATGCGTTGCGCGCATTCACCGGCTAAAGTCACAACGATTGTGTGAAAGAGTGCCCATTGCGCGCGCTCATCGCGAAATCCGAAATGCTCAAGGTCCATTTCAAAACCATCGAATCCAATTTCCTGTCCCGCCTTATCGAGAGGATCACCCCATTCAGTGAATCCTCGGACGCCAGGCCCGATTTGGACCCAACGCAACTCTTGTCCAAGCGCAAGCACCGCAATCGCGTGTCCGGCCTCGTGATACGTTGTCGGGGTTATTCGCTTGTCGTCGTCCCTGCCCATCAGCCTTCCCCTCCCGCTGCGCGCAGCATCCTACAAGAAAAACCCGCCCCCGTTTCCGAGGGCGGGCCAGCGTCCGACAAGACGAGCCATGTTGTCACCAGCAGCAATATCGGACGCTATCTCCCTAGATTAACGCCGCGACCTCATCGCCCGTCAATTCGATTTTCTCAAGCAGGGCGCGGGCTACCCTGTCCACCGCAGCCCAATTGTCTTTCAACAGCGCTTTACATTGTCGGCGGACGGAACGCTCCAGCGGTCTGCGCTGCTGTACGTCCACGTTACGCATCAAGCCATGAAGGTCTTCGGCATCATCCCTAATCTGCCAATCCTTTATGGAATTGCGGTCATGGATGCGTTGCGCTTCCTCCCCCGCAACAATGACAACAGCGCCAGTGAATATGATGCTGTTGAACCGATCCTGCGGAATCTGATCGGTTGTTTGTCCTTCAAACTCGTACAGTGGATTTTCTCTCACGGTCCTTCCGTGCCTGCCGGGACCGATACAGACGCGGACAACCTTGATTCCCAACAACGCCGCAGACACGGCGTGTCCGGCCTCGTGGTAGGCTACTTGAAGCTTAAACTTGTCATTCTGATCTGCGCCCATCACGGCACCTCCCCTTTCTGAAATGCTCGCCACGCATCCACGGCACGTCCGGTGTTGCCAGCGGCAGCCATCCATTTCTGGCGTTCGGAATCGCTGAGGCGGTTCCACCAGACTATTCCGAGTTCATCATTGGTGTTGGCCCGCATTGCGCGATCAACGCTCAGGAAATACAGGACAGGATCGCGGACGGGCTCCCCGCTCTCCAAGGAGTCGTCCGCCAATTCTGGCAACTCGACTTCGTAGTCCGGATCACCATCGATGTGATCCATGACGTCGAGTATCTTCGCGACGGCCTCGGCGAGCTTCTCTCGCAGTGCCGCGACGTCAGAAGCGCCCGGCCGGGCACGGTCATTCGACCGGGCGCCGGGCCGGGTAACAGTAGACAGATTCATGGTAGTGATTGAATCGGGCATGATCGCTTCTCCTAAAGCGTGAGTGCCAAGTCGTCCCCTTGGATGGGTGCGAACCATCCTTGGGGGCGCATTAACTCTGCCCCAGAATCGTCACGATCGCAACAGCCAAGTCTTTGAATTTGCTGGCTGAATTAAATTTCCGTTTTGGAATTAAAACTGCAAAATTTGCCAAAAAATTATTGGGGTTCTCTTTTCTTCTCAAAGAGATAGGCCATTTTAGGATTATCATCCTTTATACGAACGATTCCTACTTAGGAAATAAAGCCAATAGCGCAGGCAAAATAAAAAGCCCCGCCGGAGCCGGGGGCTGAACCTAATTACGATGTAAGGGGCTTTTCCTGAAGCGCGATTCCAGAGACAGCGCGGGGCTATGCCTAGGCCGCCATCTCTTTTTCGTTCTCTGGAACGTTTATTCTTAAATCCGGCGGGTCAAAAAGGGCTGCTGCCGCCTCTCTAAGGGAGGGCTCCGGCAGAAACCGGACGCCTAAAACCGTCCTGAAAAACCAGACACCGCGCCAATTCGCTTTCCCGTTGCAGGTCTCACGACGCTGCATAATGAACTGGATATCATCGCGGCACCGAATGATCCGCACCTTGCCAATTGGTCCGATCACGACATGCGGATAATCGTCGGCGGATTCCTTGAGGCTAGTCCTCATTTATCTCCTTTTCTGTCTGGTGACGATAGCGGCGATATAACTACGCCGCCTCGCAAATGAAGAGATTCGCGGCGGCCTTCCGATGGGCCTTGTAGCAATCGGGACCACAGAACTTCTGGTCTTCCCCGCGCTTGCCGGGACGGGGCTGAAAAACATCGCCGCATTCGATGCAGCGCCGTGGTGGATTGCTGATCCTGGCGGCATCTCGACATGGGATCGAACAGAACTTGCGGTTGGCACCACGCACACCGGGTTCTGGGGTAAAACTGTTGTTGCAATGCTGACAGGTGCGGGACTCGTGCTGTTCCGCCGCTCTGGAAGCATCGAAGCAGTTCGGAGAACAGAACCGTTGGTGCTTCTGATCCAGACGGGGATGGAAGGACTCGCCGCAATGCTCACACAGTTTTGGCGGAAACGCTTCGCTGCGTCGCTCCCGCCATGCGTAACGCTTCGCCAGATTCTCGGGCAGGCTTTGCCGCCTTCGGATGGATTCTCTTAGGCAAGAAAAAGAGCAATAGAGCGCGCTCCCCGCCTCACGGAATCGATCCAGCCCCGGCCCATAAAGACGAACGAATTCTTCTCCGCAGGTCGGGCATGTTTTTGGACCACTCGTAAGAAAGGGCTGCCCCTCCAAAAACTTCGGTCTTGTTCCCCAGCCAATTTTTGAAAGCGCCGCCAATGCCAGCCCGCGTGCAGCTTCATCAGCTTTTGCGAAGCTCCAGCCCTGTAGGCATCGGTTGCGCCGAACGGTCTCGACAAGCCAACCCTCCAAGCTGAACGGCGTCGGTTTCTTGCCGGTCAACATATTTGCGGCATGCTCGATTTCCGCCGGCGTATTGAGCTTCTGAGATTTTTTCTTGCGCGCGTTCTTCCGCGCTGAGATCGATATCGACACTTCAATGAATCGTAGTGCTTTCTTCAAAACAATGCACGGCGACTTCCTCAAACTTGAGCCGTAGTTTCTTCATGGCAAGAGCGTTAAGGGCATCGGCAACGTGCTCGGGCAATCCTTCAGGTGGCTCGGCCTCGGCACGGAATCGTTCCACGATTTCATCGCCATCGACACCAGCATGCCGAAGCTTGAGGGCGATGGGCGTGAAGATTTCGACCAGATTATCTAGCGCGGCATCTACATCAGCGGGGATCAGCATGCATCGGCCTGTACCGGATTGATGTGGAACCCCACGGCATCGGGCCAGTGCTTCGCTATCTTGGTTGTAATACACTCTTTCGTAAGATAAGTTTCCTGTATGAAGCCGCCAACACTGAATACGGCACCACGTTCGGGACCATTGGCAGACTCCAACTTCTGAAGCCTTTGCTGCTCCATAATTTCGCGCAGATATTGAAGCCCGTTACCATTGGCCCTTTCCCTTGCGATTGCATCGGCTTCATCGGTAATGGAGGGCATATAGGTCAACGGATGAAGGGGGTGAACGACAAACCATTCATCCTCCGGCAGCGACCCGCCCACTCCTATTGAATAACTCTCCCATCTGTTGCGGGCGTCGGACCATCCCGCCACCGCGATCATCACTGCCGTGCCGGCACCAGGCCAATACGACAACGCCTGCGTGGCTGCATATTCCAGATCGCGCGGCAACACCTCCAGCATGTAATCAAAGCTTGCCCATTCCGGGCCATGATTTAGGACGAGCAGGCTGAATACATTTACCGAACCAACATAGCAGACGACTGTAGATATGTGCGGCATCGGCCAAATCTTAGACAACAGAGACGATAACTTGTAGTCGTCGCTCTTGGTGCATAGCGCCCCATCTGTAAGAATGACAACGCCGTCAGTTTGACGGTTTATTACGAACGCGCTCATTGCAGCATCTCCCCCTTGCCCCCGATATGTCCCACAAAACAAGTTTCTGACATGGCCGTCATTCCGGCCAATCCACCCCTTGCAAATGCGGCAGGCACCAATGCCGACAAGTTAATTCCGCTATTTATAGCTTCAAGTAATCCGAGATGCTTCTTTGTTGCAGCGGCATTGACCACAAACTCGCCATTTGACAGCCGGGCCAGAATTGAATCGGCGCGCGGGCCGCCCGGGCCGCTGATCTTACCGCCCTCCGCCATCGCCTTGATAGCGCTAACGCTACCGGCGCGGCCGATGCTGGTGACGAGTCCTCCGTTTTTGAAGAAGGTCGGGACGGCCATTGAGCCAGCGCTGCCAACAACACCAATTGCCGGAGCACCACCAACACTGGCGCCGCCTGATCCAAACAAGGAGTTCAGTCCGCCTGAAAGTGCCTTCTGAAGCGGATTAAGTGCGGCATCCAAGGTAAGATCAAGCAGCCTGTCCGCAAGACGCTTCAGGGCGTTGGCCAAAGCTTCCGTCTTATCCTTCCCCTGCACAAGATCGGTAATAAATCCCTTCATCGAATCGGTTGCAGCGCTTGCCGACGATTTGAAGAGTTCCTGTCTTTCCTTCGCGGCTTCAATCGCGGTGGACAATCCCGCATATTGTGTCGCAAGGGATTCCAGTTCGGCCCGCTGCGTCGGTGATAGATCGACCGCACGTCGATTGGCCTGGTTCAAGGCATCGGTCATGAACCTCAGCTTTTCGGCCTCGAACAAAGTGAGAGTAAGAGCCTTCTGTTCCGCGGCGAGACTGGCGACTCGTGCCTCCGCTGAGGCGCGCAGCTTCGTATAGGACTCAACGGCCTTATCCGCCGTCTCCTTATCTCCCGTGACTGGGAAATCAGATAGCTTCACCTTTTTCGGAGCAAAGGCGGCAAACGATTCATCGATCCTCTTGTTTGGTGTCGCCGCCGCCCCACCGGGCACGACCTCATTCGCGGCCTGCATGGATTGCCGCAACAGATCAATGGCAGCGGCGCGTTGCTTGATCCCATCCGTAAGCGCGGCCTGATCCCGTGCCTTCGAGGCGTCGAATAGGAACCGGTACAGGTTTTCGAAACTTGGGTCGTTAACAACGTTGCGTGCCGCCGCCGCAATATCGTTGATGGCTTTTGTCGTGCCGGATTCACCGCCCTGCTTGGCAAGATAGGTGAAGGCGTCACCAAGACGATTGACGACGAATGCCAAGCCCTCCAGAGCCGATGCGGCAGTTGTGCTGACACCGGCGGTCTCGTTGATGCGGCGAGCGGCATCGATGGCCGCATTATTCAATCTCGTGAAGCCCTGCGAAACCGTCAGTTGCGCATTGGCAACCCTGTCTTGGAGGATCACGGCTCCAGCTTGAAATGCATTAAAGAACGCTTTCGACGAGACGCGGCCATCCACGACCAATTGCCTTAGTCGGGCAACACTGCCGCCGGCATCATCCAGTCCGGCGGCAGCGGCCTGAACTATGGGTAAGGCGCCCTCCATCAAAGAATTTAGCTCCTCGCTTCGCACCACAGAGGAACCAAGTGCCTGTGACAACTGCAGGAGGGCACCACTCGCCTCTTGCGCACTCTTGCCACTGACCTGAAGCGCGGTGGCGACATTTCCGGTGAACTTGAGCAACTCCTGTGTCGAGACGCCCAATTCCTTTTGAACCAAAGATGCACGGCCGAATAGCGTAACCAGACTCTCTACCGGAGTAGCTGTTCTCTGCGCGCTGGCGTATAGCGATTTGTAAACGGAATCGAGTTCGCGACCGCTGAGGCCAGCAACCTTCAAGGCGTTGTCGATCCTAGTAGTCGCATCAATTAGTTTCTGCGCGCCGGCCGCACCGAGTCCGATGCCGGCGCCAGCGGCAAGAGACCGAAGACCGCCGCCGAGAGTCGCCAGCGATCCCGACATTTTCGCAAAACTAAACGTGTTTAACTTGCCGAGTTCAGTAACCGTCAGCCGGGCTTGGTTTCTGACATTGCCGAGATTGCGGGAAACATCACGATCAAATTTCCCGGTCTTTGCCATCGCAGCGGCGAGCTTCGCATCGAAACCAACGCCTAAGAGTTCAAGATCGACTACAAGCGAACCAACTGTCTGCGTCATTATTCTAGCCCCACAAATTGATTATGTAATTATTGGGATCGAAGCTGTCCGATGACAGCGCGGAAACCTGATCTGAAGCCGCGGCACGGCTGACCGCCATCCACAATCCGGAAATTAAATCGACGCGATCTTTCGACTTGCCTTTATGAATCGTCCGGTTGTTATTGCTATCGGTATGGATGGCAACATTCCCCATGCACCATTTCATCACGGGGTTATCCCAAACCAGATTCTTACCGACGATGGCCCGCTCCAGCACGTTCAAAGCCGGGGATTGCGTCACCCAACCCTGGCGCATGGTCGCGGTGGGGAAACCATCATCCGTTAACGGCCCCATGATCTGGTTGGCGTAAGCGGGATCAAAAGCAATTTCCTGAACTTCGAACTTCTCGCAAAGTCCCCTGATATGCTTCTCAACGGCGCGGTAATCGATGACATTCCCATCCGTTGCGATGATCCAGCCCTCTTTGGCCCAACGTGGATACGGGACACCATCACGATCGGCGCGCGCCTGCAGGTTATCTTCGGGAACGAAGCCCCATGATTTCGCAACGAACTTGTCGTCATCACGGAACACCGCAACTACGGCGGTAATATCCTGTGTCGTGCTGCAATCTACGCCGATCCAGCATGGTTGCTTTTCGTAGTCCTGCAGGTCGATCGGAACCGGATTGCCGCCTTCGTCACGGAGTCGGCATTCCTCAAATATCTCGATATCGACAAACGGACTGGTCGAATGCTCCTGTCGGATTCCTAAATGGAATTGCTGGAAGGCTTCCCTGTCACCAGGACGTTCCTTCGCCTCGCGTGCTAACTGGCGCAATCCTGCAATATCGGGGTATCCATATTGCAAGCCGGGATTGACGGCAGCCCAGATATCCTCGTCCAGCCAGTCGCAATCCTTCGGCGCCTCGAAGATGATGGGAAGAAATCCGGGATCATCGATTTCACCGGACTCAACTTTCTTTGCATACTCATAGATGGGATAGTCCGGCGTATCGGTGCCACGTCCCGCCGTTGTCGTGATCACCAAAAGGCTGCCCGGAACCTTTGTCAGACCGGTACGGATCGAATGCCATAGATCAGCTTTCTTGTGCGCCCACAACTCATCGACAAGCGCGAAAAATGGAGTCCGGCCGTACTGTGTGGCGGCATCGGCCGATATGGCTTCGTAAACGCTACGGCTTCCGGGATGATTGATCCGGTTCTTGAAGTCTTGAGGGTGACAGGCACTCTGCAACTTCGGTGTGGCGGATATGATCCCCAAGCACTCCTCAAAGGCAAGGCGGGCCTGTTTGCGGTCTGCGGCAGCGGATATGATTTGGCCGCCAGTGATGCGATGCGGTTCAAAAAATGTATGGAGCAAGCACAGAATGGCTCCTAGCGAGGTCTTACGATTGCCGCGGCCGATCTGGGCGTAAACGACACGGCACAACCGGTTGCCGTGCTCATCCGAGGGTCCGTAAATCTTTTGCAGGATTCGTTCGTGCCATGGATCAAGCACAAGCGCCTTATTCTTGGCTTTGCTTTTCGGATGCCGCATCAGGCTAACCGCCTTCAACGCGGCAGCGGCCCTCCCCTGCGGATCCGGAATCCGTGTCCTGTTAAAGACCCACGCCGGCCCAATCGTCTTCTTTTTCTTCTTCACTTATGGGCTTCAGTTGCTTGCGGCTTCTACTTGCTGCGGTTAATCCGAACTCTGCGGAAAGCCGTGCAATCAGCTCTTGGTTCTTGGTCATGATCCCCTGAGCGGGATGCGGTTTCGGCTGACCCAGCTTCGTGCGGACAAAGGCACCATCCTTTTTAATGGCCTTCACGCATTCGTCACGGGTCCACATCGCCAACACGAGGGTTTCAATCGTTGGCAGCATTCCCTCGACCAAATGACCGCGGTCACAGATATCCGCTACGATCTTGCGCCAATGTTTCTGTGCCTCCTTGGGCAACGTAGACGGCGGTGCCGGCGCCTTGTTCAACGTCCCCTCGAAGGCCTTGATCTCGGCTCGGCGCCCTCTCATCGGACCTTCTTTGCAAGTCGTGCGGCACGGCGTTCAATCGCAGGACCCAGATATTTTCCGACCCGCGCAATAACCTCTTTCTTCGTGGCCTCGAATGCCTGACGCATGAAGGGATTAGCGCGAGTACCAGGATGCTGCGCGCCACCCTTCAAAGGATGCGGTGACACACCGAATTCTATCAGGTGCGCGTACCTGATCGGTCTCCGTCCCGCTACACCGCGGTAGTCGGATCGGACGCCGACCTTGAACTTCGGGGCAAGCGGCGTGCTGTTCGCATCATCACGGCGGATGGCCAGCGCTTTCTTCAAGTCACCATCATCGACGGGTGCATTTCTGCGGGCTTCCGCAAGTGTCACTCGCAGGGACTCGCGGCCGGCCTGGTTGAGCGGTACGGCCAAGTGGCGTTTCAGATCATTGAAGCTGCGGCGCAGCTCCGCAGTACCTCGCACGAATTTGGCCATATCAAACCCAAACGCGCCAATGGTCTAAGGATTGCAGTCCCGGCATCGCGGCAATGGGCAACATTCTCTCTTCGGCCCTGACAACACCATCACGCACGCTGGTACGCGCACCGATCATTTCGAGGATGGCGTTCTTCAGCGAGCCGGGAATGGTGGTGGCATCATCACCGAAGCCGCAGCGAAACCTGACCTCGATACTGTCGCGGGCGGGATAAACCGTTGGCCATGTCTTGCCGATGGCAGGATAGATTTCCGCTTTCGCGTTGCCGCCGATTCCACTGACGCGATATTCAGACGAGGCGAGATGGACCCAATCACCATCCGCGTTCATATGCTTGAGGCAGGTTACTGCTTGCAGCGGCGGTAGTGGCAACTCAATCACGCTCGGGAAGCTATCCAAGAACAGTGACCATCTCTGCGTGATCAATGCGCGACCCAAGTGGCCGTCCCATCCGTCCAGCTCGTTTACGCAACCGTCTGCGACCCGCTGCAAATCCGTATCCTGCGCGGTGTTCGCTTGCCGAATCTTCAGGTGGTTTTTGACCTCTGCCAGCGTAACCGCCGGATTTACTGGAGCCTGAATTCTCACAAGTTTCATCTTAGGAATATATCCCAATTCTGGGGGAGGAATTCGATCCGATAGCGCGTTGTGGGTCCCGGTGCGGTTCCTTGCGATTCGCAAACATTTTCACCACCCCCGGAGTCGCCACACACTCGAAAATTTTTCGATCAGGTCGTCACGAAGATCGACGAAATAACAAGTGATGCAGTAAGTCATCAGTGTCTTGGCTTCGTGTTGGTCATACGGCTATGGCAGCCGAACGCCATGGCACGCCAGTTGCTTCGATCCATTCGCAGATCAGGACGACTGCGCACAGGTTGAATATGATCCACCATGTCAGCCCTTCGACCACATCCACACGCACAATAATAGTTCTCGGACTCAAGTAGGAATGCGCGTGATGCCTGTTGCCAATCCTTGTCGTAACCTCGTTTGGACGATGGTGGCCTCTTCGCATCGCAGCGTGCTTGATGCTCAATGCGTCTGGCACGTTGATGCGGGCAGGTCTCACCATCTTGGACCTTGCAACCGCAACCAAGAATGCGTGCGGGACGTCTGGCCAATCCACTCCCTCATCCGGTTAGAAAGGACGGGCACATGCTTTCCGAGGTCATGTGCCCGCCAAGTTGGCGCTGCTGCTACCAGGACAGCGCTTCCAGATTCGACGCGGTGTTGCAGGTCCAAGAGGTCAAACCCGCAACACCGCTCGACACAACACTCTCGGCGATTAGAGAGCGTGAGTCATATCCATTAGTCGGCAACCGCCTTCATTAGGACGATGGCTTCCGCGTTCTTTGGCGCTCCGCCGACACGACGATGCGCCCTAAACTTGACGATGCCGTTGTCCGCACCAGTGAAGTCGTCGCGCTGAAT